TTACAACAGGCAACTCGTGTATACATAATGGCACCTGCGTGGAATCCTGCAACCGAGTTGCAAGCTATTGGTAGAAGTCACCGATCCGGTCAAGACAATGATGTCTATGTTAAGAAATTGGTATACAGAGGAGATGATAAGTTTCCTAGCGTAGAAGAATCTATAATGTCTTTACAAGGACATAAATCGGTAATCTGTTCGGAAGTATTAAATGACAAGCGCCTCGAAACACAAGTTCCTGTAAAAAATGCGTCAGCAAAAATTTCAATTTCTGACATCAGGAATATTTTCCATGTATAATATAAAATGTACTCTAAAACGTTCGGAAGCCGAGCTGAAGTTTTCCATGGAACCGCTGAAAAAACGACAGGTGGTCTTATGAAGAAGGATCTCATGATTGGTAACGATGGTCGCATTAAGAGCAAGGCGGCACACGACGCCGCTCTCCAGCGCATGAAGTCTGAAGGTAAGAAGGCGATGGTCAAGGTATTCAAGCCGAAGAAGGGTAAGTTCTCCCTTCAGCCGAAGACGGGTACAAAGGCTTACGAAAAGAAGATGAAGAAGATGGATTAAATCTAAACATACCTTAAATTCGTTATCTTTAGATTCATAAAAATATCATCTTATTATAAATGACTCTCGAAAAGTGGGACGAGTCTGTGCGACTAGCCAAGATAAAACTTGGAAAAAATCCACAAGCATATACGAGAATACAGGGTAAATTGTTAAAAGAGGCGCAGACCATTTATCATATTTTATTACTGAACGACAAACTGAAACCCCTTTAGTCTTTCTGGTTCGAAAATCATAAGTTGATATAACTTCCATGTAATTCCAAATTTACGATTCAGAAAATAGACACTCGCCATTTCGACAATAGCTCTTCCCGAATTACGTGCATACAGACCATTGACTATTTCGTCTTTTAATCTATTTTTATCGGCGTCAAAAACATGCGCCTTAATGTTTTCGTTAATGTCAATGTCAACTTTTACACGAAACTTCGGAGGATGTCCAGGACTTTCCTTAATATTAGAGTTAAACATGGGCTTAAGCTCCTCGTAGGTCATTTTAGTATCAAAAATCTTTTCACTTTGTTCGGCAACTGCGTGAATAACTTTGTCTTCAATTTGCTTGAGTGTATCATAAAACCTTTTTACGTAGTTGTTTTCTTCATCATAACCATTCATAGAAAAATCAAGATTCCATTTAACTGCACCAACTTCCGGCGTAAAACCAGAAACACCAAACGGTAGATACATTCTCGGGATTTGCATTCTCATAGGTTTATCATCGTTCGTGGAAATTACAATCTTTCTATTGTTGTATTCACTAATTTTAATATCATCGAGTGCCTCAGTGAACTTTGACATTGCTGAATATATAATTCGTTAAAACTTTAAGCTGAACACATAGCACATTCGGGTTCAAGGCTAAATTGAATTGGCCGAGCTTTTGCCTTACTACGTAAATAATACATTCCGGTTTTCAAACCCGATTTCCATGCATACATATGCATACTAGATAATTTTGAAAGAGTCGGACTTTCCATAAATAGATTCATAGATTGTGATTGATCAATAAAACGACCTCTATCCGCCGCCATATCGATAATACACTTTTGACTGATTTCCCACACGGTTTTGTATAGTTTCTTGATTTCGTCCGGAATATCAAGTATATTTTGAATAGATCCACCAGCCTTTACCATGAGATCTTTCATCTCCTTAGACCATAGACCGACACGCTTGAGATCATTGACAAGATGTTTGTTTACGATAACAAATTCTCCGGCGAGTGTGCGTCTCAAATAAATATTAGTTGTGTAAGGCTCAAAGCACTCGTTATTACCCAGAATCTGAGCCGTCGAAGCTGTCGGCATCGGAGCCATCAACAAACTGTTACGCAAACCCCTTGTCTTAATCTTTTCCTTAAGGGTGTCCCAGTCATAATGAAGCTTTGTTTCTCCATCCCACATATCAAATTGAAGAATACCTTGAGAAGCTGGAGATCCTTCGAATGTCTCATAAGAACCGTCTGTTTCTGCTAATTCGCAGCTCGCCTCAAGTGCGGCGTGATACATTGTTTCAAATATACGAGCATTGATTTCCCTCGCTTCATCAGATTCAAATGCAATTCTGTGTAAAATAAATACATCGGCGAGACCCTGTACACCCAAACCAATTGGTCTGTGGCGCATGTTTGATTTCTTTGCAGTTTCAACGGGGTAAAAATTTCTATCAATTACTTTGTTTAGATTTTTGGTGACAGTTTTGGTAACTTCGTGGAGCTTTTCATAGTCAAATGTACCAGTTTCTGGGTTCACGTACTTTGGAAGAGCGATAGATGCCAAATTACAAACAGCCGTTTCGTCCTTATCTGTAAATTCAATAATTTCAGTACAAAGATTGGAACTCTTAATCACACCTAGATTCTTTTGGTTTGACTTTTTGTTACATGCATCCTTGTAAAGCATATACGGCGTACCCGTTTCCGTTTGAGACTTCAAAATAGCTTTCCATACATCTGCGGCAGGGAGTGTTGCGTTTGCTAGCCCTTCTTCTTCATACTTTGTGTACAAAGCTTCGAATTCTTCTCCCACTACATCTGAAAGTCCGCGAGCCTTATCTGGGCAGAAAAGTGACCAATTCCCACCTTCGGCAACTCTCTTCATGAAAAGATCGGGAATCCACAAAGCAGAGAAGAGATCTCTGCATCTGGCTTCCTCATCACCCTGGTTAAGACGCAGCTCAAGGAACTCCATGATATCAGCATGCCATGGCTCGAGATATACTGCAATAGAACCCTTTCTGCGACCAGCTTGATTCACATAGCGAGCAGTCGAATTAAATACACGCAGCATAGGAATAATACCATCTGATTGACCATTTGTGCCTCTAATACGAGACTTGTTAGATCTCACATCATGGATATGCATACCAATACCACCAGCCCATTTAGAAATTTGCGCACATTCAGTAAGCGTACCATAAATTCCATTAATAGAATCTTCTTTGTTTGCAATTAAGAAGCAACTGGACATTTGTGGTCTGGGTGTTCCTGCATTAAATAATGTGGGTGTTGCGTGAATGAACAAACCCCTGGACATTTTTTCGTATGTTTCCAGAATAGAAGGGATATCGTCGCCATGGATACCAATAGCCACTCTCATAAACATATATTGAGGTGTTTCCATCAGTATACCATCAATTCTTTGCAGGTATGATTTTTCAAGAGTCTTAAGACCGAAATATCCAAATTCATAGTCTTGCTTCGTTACAATGTCGTCCTTAACACGACCCGCAATCCTAGAAACTTCTTCGGTTACGATACCAGATTTGAACAACTTCTTCATAGAGATATGAAAGTTATTTGGGCAAATTTTTTGAATATTACTCGCCACGATGCGAGTTGCGAGGACTTCGTAATCTGGATCTGACGTAATCATACCGATGCAGATTTCTGCGGAAAGAGTATCTATTTCTTGTGTAGTTATTCCGTCGTATAATGACGAAAAAACCTGCTGTGAAACTTTCGAAGAATCAATATTTTCCGAAAGTTCATATGTCAATGCTTTGATCCTGTTGGTGACCTTATCGAAACGCATGTCTTCAACATGACCGGAACGCTTAGTTACTCTCATCCTTCACTATAAGTAATTAACATGAAATATTTTTAAACCATTTACTTCAAAAGGCTGTTTATTTGTTCACTCCTGACCGTAGCCGGACCAAGTGTTTCAAACTTGCGGTCGGCTTGGAGGAGATATGTGTTCACGTTGTATAAACCATGTTCACCAGCCTTGGATACAGGAGGATAAGATCCGATCATTGTCGTCGGCGGGCGCTTTTCTTTGTTGGTCGATTTTTCGGCGTATACCGTTTCGAAGTCAGCGGCGTTTAACATTTAGTATTTACAGATAGTTTTTTTTTCGGAGGTTATACTAAATGAGTGACAGTCTCCACCTCAATTCTATCAAGCAATGTCAAACTCCCCTGAACACCTTGTTCTTTTCCGAATTCAACACCAACCTGATTCAGCGTGCGATTCGTCAACAATTCAAAAATGAAACGGGTATATCTATCGATTATCAAAATAAAGACGACATCTTCGCCATCATGCGGGTTGTTTTTATCAACAACGCTTCCGAACATTACAAAAATGTGAACGCGCAAGTCAAGTTCATGAACGAAATGGTCATGAAGACTGCTCTTTCGCAAATTAAAACGGGTGTGTCCCAATATGTTTCTTATGTTCGCGATATAGACACCCTGAGTATGCCGATTGACCGCCCGGTTAATACCAGTACTTTTGGTAACAAATTGGACTCGGCTATTGGTAAGATTGGTATTAATTAAAGTTTTGGAGATATGCTAATGTAAGATGACGACCTTGAATTATTACAAGACAGAAACGGAGAAAGTGTGCCGCTCTAAGGGATGGGATAAAGCTGCGGTGGATACCGTATGGCTTCTCCTTACAGAAGAGGTCGGCGAACTCGCATCCGCTATTCGACAATACAAAAAAAACTTTTAAAAAGACGGGTCTAAAAAAGGAAAGAGGTACAGACGTCATGATGGAGATGGGTGACGTATTCAGTTATTTATTTCAATTAGCTCACATGCTCGATGTAGATCTAGATACTATGTGGTCTGAGCATATAAATAAAGTTTCTCAGAAGAAATATAATCTAAATTATAAGTAAATGAGTTCATTTATGCTTGATGACAAAAACACGATAAATGACATAAATCCTTATGTCACACGTGATTTCTCTTTACCTGGTTCTTTAAGAAAGTCTTCTGATTTTGCAGACTTTGTCGATGAATACGGAAGGCAAGAAAAGGACTCGTTTGGTGGAAACACGAGTCCTATATGTGATTACGGTATTACAGCGGGTGATAGAACGGGTGATTTGTGCATGGGTGGTTGTAAGGGTGTACCCAAGGACAAGATCCTTCATCCTAAAAGAAATATCGATAAAGGCGAAACTGCTTTACCCAAGAAGGTTAATGTATCTCAAATGTATGAAAATGCTGTCATTTACAAGTATACTAACATGTATGTTGTAGTTTTAGGACTTATATTAGCTCTGATTCTATTAACTTTAACACGTTAAAAAGTTTTTCAAGACGTCTGCAACTGATACACGATTCAATCGCATCAGGCAATGTATCTTTACACATTCTTTTCATTAATTCACGTTGCCACTCTGATTTCACATTGAAATACGGTGGTTCAAAGCTTGGATCTATAATTTTAAGAGAACGAACTGTACGCATGAGTTGTTTATTTGATGGACTGCCCATGTTTATATTTTCTACAATCAAGCAACACAAACGTTGGTAAATTTCTGTACTTTTTGCCACCATGGAGTTTAAAAAGTTTTCGTATGGAAGATTTCGGTTATTTGACGTAAGTTCTACCCAGTCACACAATGGAACGGTACAGAAATTATCCACAAACGTCTCATATTCTCTCTTTTCCGGAACATATCGCACGTATTCAATTTGCACGAAATCATAGTTATCTTCGACGTCGTTTATGTACTTCGCAGAGCTAAAAATGGATGTCACCATATGTTTTAAATGTGATTGATTTCTCTAATTGACTACCTAAGTTAGACCCATTTGTTGTTAACGATAAGTTAAAAAAAGACCCACATTACGTCCATGAAATATTCGTCTATAGCGAACAATACATTCTCTTATTTACTCACAATTAATGAATTTCGCAACGGTATTGAGGAAAGTCTTAGACCATCATGGATAAAGATTACAACTATCACAATGATCTCTAGTTTTTCTAGAACGATTGACGTACAAAAGTTGAGAAGTGTTTTTGATGATGGTAAAGTCATTAAAGTTGTGAAGGAAAATGGTAACAGAGACCGTTTTTTTGAATGGAAACTTAAACCAACTTCTTTCTATAATCAAGTTACTTTGTCTTACAATGATGTATATAGTACAAAGTCTATAAAGGTATTCCCCAATGGGAGTATTCAAGTTGCTGGATGTTCGGATTTGTATGACTGCAAAAGAATTATCAAGCAATTGAGTTACATTTTCAAAAAGTATCTTGGTTTTGACGAAGAAATACCCGTGGATTCTTTCAGGGTTGTTATGATAAACTCAAACTTTAGTTTGAACTACAATCTCAACCTTATGCGCGTGACTTCACACTTTGAATCTGCAGGTGATGTTTTCAAGGTTTCTTTTGAACCGGACAGATATTCGGCTGTCAAAATCAAATTTAAACCTGCAGATGATATGAAAGAGATCACAACAAGTATTTTCAGCACAGGTAAAATTATTATCACAGGAGCCGAAACTTTAAAAGAGATTGCTTTTGCATATAACATCATAAATCAACACATCAACGAAGATTTGGCCATTCGTGTCTCACCAACTACAGAAACGGATGTGTTCAATGTTTTCCTTGGGTATAAGTCAGATGACTTTGTTGAATATGTAAAGGGTCTTGGATATAATTCTTGGACAAAAACAATCACTAATAGAAAAATTAATTTCTGATCTAATATTAAACAAAATGTCTCAGAGACTTGGTATGGCCGACGGTCGCTGCTTCACTCTCAGCTCGTCCTCTCAGCTTTTAAACAACTACATTATGTACAATCAGGGAATCAAGTTGGAAGATAACTACTCTTACCGCCAACTTCTTCAAAAGACTGGCCCGGAACTTATTGAACAGTTACAATCTACACAAGATCGAGGAGCTCCGTGCAACGTGTGCGACAAGCCTCTTATCGATACAAGAAACATTTACTAAACACGCAAAATTCCCAAAAAAAGATTAGTTATATAATCTATAATGTCAACATGTTCCATATGTCTCAATGAAGTGAGACAGACTAGGAACAATCCACCGATAAGGTGTGGTCATGTTTTCCATTCATCATGCCTAGATGAATGGAAAAGCAAGGGTCATAATACATGTCCATTATGTAGAAAGATTTTTGACGCCTCTAATTTTAATATAATTGTAACTATACAAAATAATTATGAAGCGACGTCGAATACATTGTCAATGACAAACGAAGATGATATTTTCAACATAATAGATATGTTTGATATTAACTTTAACGTAAATGATACAGAAGACTTAAATAGTATACTATCCGACCTTCGGATGAGTCTTTCCGACTTTGATCCCTCTATCCTTAACACAGAATGAACTACAGTATTTTTCGTAGTTCAAGCCCGGATAGTTTCTAGACGCCTTACGTGGATCGTGTATAACCTTACCTTTCGCATCAGTGAGAAGTGGACCGGTGGCCCAGCCCCGCTTGTGACTGAAAATATTAGCCTTGAATATTATTCGCTTTCCGACTTGAAATTTTCCCGCATTTTTAACTCTAGACTCGGGAACCTTGAAAAACTTTGCAACCAATTTTATAGTATCTCTGGGTTTTATCCTATACTCAACAACCCCGTGTTGAACATAAAAGTGAAAGTCTCCTTGTCTTATGTAATTTGTTGGTCTACCAGGCGAGACAAACATCATTACTTTATAGTAACCCTTTTTACATTTCTCATTTGCCTTGGCCAAATATACCTTTTTGGGATTATCAGATATAACTCGTTTTGGTAGACCTTTGCAATGTGTATAACTATGCCCTCGGTTGGAAAGACCAGAGCGGTCACCAGGGATTGACTTTTGCCATCTATAAGCTTCATAATCCCCTACCGCATAAGCATAACAGTTATTATTGTTAATACCAGTAGACGTACCCCAGCGCATGTTAGTAAATTTTCTTTCAGAGCCACTCAGGGGTAAAGGCATTCTTATAGTATCCCGAGAAAAAATATTTCTATATACTAAAAATGCTCAGAGACGTTGTCAAGTCTAGAAACACTTCCGACATGTTGACAGAAATTCTTTTGTTTGTTCTGTCGATCTTGATTTCCACTTTTGTCCTTCGATACTTGTGGAACCGCTCGCTTGTCAAGCACGTTACGGTTTTGAAGCCGATTAACTCCATGCTCGATGCGTTCATCTTGTCTCTTTCTATCTCTGTTATCCGTCAGTGTGGATGTTAGACTTCCTTGTAACCAACATTCTTTTCTCCATCTGGAGAAACTAGTGTCGGGTATGCCTTGACGTCCTTTTCACATTCACCCTTAGAACAGTCCATGAAAACATGAGGAATTTTCTTTTCTTTCATGTAATCTATCTGTTTACGAGTCCATCCACAACCCATGGTCCCATAAACAGTCCACTCTTTGCCGGTCTTCGCAACCTTTTTAGATTTGTTGCCGGAACCGGTCTTGAGTAATATCATGATATCGATAATCAACAAAAGAATAATTTGCCACATTTTTATACTATATATTTACATTTTTTTTACTTGAGGTATCTTTGGTGGGGCTTTCTTTTTAGCAGCCTCTTTTTCGAGGATAGCTTTGGCACGGCTAATAGCACTACCGGTACCCAATTTTTTAGGTGCTTGCGACACCACAGTCTTTTTAATAGGGATCGCAGGCTTCTTTGGTAAAATTTTTCGAATAACATTATCAACTTTTTTCTTTGGTTGAAGGAATGAGTGCTTCAAGATATCGTTATATGTAGGGAGACCCGTGTGTTCCACAACACGGAGACGTCCCAAATTAACCACATTCGATTTTTTCACAAGATATTTATTTGGAAATAAATCTCTTACAAATTTTTTTACTTGACGTTTATTTGTAGCGCGACGAATGATGTTGAGAATGTAATGCGCATCATACATGTAATGTGATCTTGTGTAAATACCATTATTTTTGTAATCACCGCTGGTGACATTCGGGTTTCTAATACCTTCAATCGTCGAAAGACCAAAATCAATGATAGTTGGTTTGTTACCTTCCGTCACAATGATATTGTTCCAGTGAAGATCATGATGTCTAAACTTTGGATACTTTTCATGAATTCTCTTCAAGTTCCTGACAAGTTGTGAAATTAGAGAGCGATAAGCTTCGTCTGTTTGCGGCTTCTTCATCCACTGTTGAAGAGTTTCACCTTTAACATATTCAAAATAAAGAACATCATTGGGACCACAGTTCTTAAAGTGATACACACGCGGTACACCCATACCCTTCAACTTTTCCGCAATACGAAATTCCATCTTAGCAGTGGGTTCAACAGTAACTTTCATAGCAATTTTTGTCTTACATTTATCTTCGAGGCATCCATAAAACACGGCGCCATAGACTCCCTCACCAATCTTTCTGAGGTTCTTGCCCTTTTCTATACGAAGATCTACGTTTGAAAAAAGTTCACTCGGGTCACAGGCCTTCTTCCCGCGCAATAATTTCTTTACCTGTTCGCCGACTGCGTTCTTCTGAGCGTTGGTCTTGGCATTGTTGGCAATATGGACAAGATCCGCAAGCTTCGCCATACTTATTATAAACTAAGAAAAGTTTCTCCGTGTTGCGTTATCA